GAGTATGATACCCAGAAGCGTCTGGAGTATCAACAGCAAATGGCACAGCAACCCCAACAGTACAACGAAAACTATCGTGGTGTTCGTTTTGTAAAGGAGGGACATAAATGAAGAACATTAATGTGCTTCAACTTCTCAAAGAGAAGAAGCAGAAAGAAGATCGCCGCCACAAAGCACAACTAGCACAACTAGTTGGAGCGAAGTAGTGGAAGACTACACATATCACTATGATGATATGGATAAGGATAGCAGACCACCTGCTTGCTACCAACTAACATATAGAGGGTGTAAGTATTGGTCTTGCTATCGAGTACATCTACGAGATTGGTTTGAAAGGATGATGACCTTTGAACCTATCTTTAACAGGAAGGGTTGACACCCTTCTTTTTTTATGATAATATGTATCAAACTGGACAGAACTATGGACAGAGAAAAACTAAAACTAATCGTTAAAAATTTAGAATTGTTGGTTGAGAGTTTGAAATCTGAAGTACATTCCGATCCCAGTGCTTACACTACCCGTTCTAATAATGGGAAAGACCTAAGTTACAGCGATTATGATGACGATGGATACACAGACTAAACAACCAAAATCTCTCAACCAATATATCAAGTGGCTAAATCAAGCAGTTGAGAAAGGACACTTGTATGATACGGAAGAGTATGCTAAAATTAAAAAGGAGTTGTACCAAGCAAAGAAACTCCGCCAACTAGTACAAGCACGTAACAAATCAGCCTATGGATTCGGATACAAATTTGAACCTCTCTCCAGTCCGTCTAGTGACGGTGACACCCGAGGCGGAGAAGACGATGGGGTACGTAGCGAGGGTGAGCAACCCACAGAATCAGGAGAATCCTAACGTTGCTGGTCTCCTGAAGTATTGTGTGAAGCATCAGCACTGGTCTGTCTTTGAGCAGGCACATATGACTCTTGAGATTGAAACTACCAGAGGCATCGCCGCTCAAATCCTGCGCCACCGTTCATTCACATTTCAAGAGTTTTCTCAACGCTATGCTGATGTGAACTGGTTGGAGACTGGTATTCCTGTACCAGATCTCCGTAGTCAAGATACTAAAAACCGACAAAATTCTATCGATGATCTCACTCCCGAAACCAAAAAAGATCTCCAAGCGTACATTAGTCGCCACTTCGTTTCAGCGATGGAGCTCTATAATGAACTCCTTCGTCAAGGCGTTGCTAAAGAATGCGCGAGATTCGTCCTACCACTAGCAACTCCCACCCGTATCTACATGACAGGCTCTGTTCGTTCATGGATCCACTATATAGATCTACGGAGTGCTCATGGCACCCAGAAAGAACACATGGATATTGCTAACGCTTGTAAGCAAATCTTTGTAGAACAATTTCCTATTTGTGCTGAAGCATTGGAGTGGAACTAATGGCAACTTATCCTGTAAAACATAAAGAAACGGGTGAGATTAAAGAAGTAAAGATGAGTATCCATGATTGGGATCAATGGAAAATTGATAACCCAGAATGGGAACGATACTTTACCCCAGAAAACTCTCCTGGTTTCGGTGAGGTAGGTGATTGGAGAAATAAGATGAATAAGACTCATCCAGGATGGGGTGAGCACATGAGAAAAATGGCAAACATGCCTGGTTCAAACGTACAATGGTAAAAAAATATGCCTAGAGCAAGAGGAAACAAAGCACCTGGACAAGGAATGTCTGCTAAGCAGATGAGAAGAAGGAAGCCAATCAATTCAGATTTTCTTCTTAACATCGAACCACTTACTGATAATCAAAAAGTAATGTTCGAACAGTATGGCGAAGGAAAAAATATCTTTGCTTATGGATGTGCTGGTACTGGTAAGACATTTGTCGCCTTGTATCTGGCTTTAAAAGATGTACTCAATGAGTACACTCCATATGAAAAGGTTTACGTGGTTCGTTCATTAGTTGCTACCAGGGAGATTGGTTTCCTTCCTGGTACACATGAAGACAAAGCATCTCTTTACCAAATTCCATATAAGAATATGGTAAAATACATGTTCGAGATGCCTGACGACAACTCATTCGAGATGTTGTATGAGAATCTTAAAGCACAGGAAACTGTATCGTTCTGGTCTACTTCGTTCCTCCGTGGAACAACTCTCGATAACTCCATTGTTATCATTGATGAGTGTCAGAACTTAAACTTCCACGAACTTGATAGTATCATCACTCGTTGTGGTCAAGATACTAAGATCATTTTCTGTGGCGATGCTAGACAATCTGATCTTGTTAAATCTAACGAGCGTACAGGTATCATTGACTTCATGAAAATTATTCAACACATGGAAGATGATTTTTCTATGATTGAATTTGGTATTGAAGACATTGTTCGTTCTGGTCTCGTTAAAAATTATCTCATTGCTAAACTGAACTTAGGATTCTGATGAAAACATTTGATCATGTGGGGATTGAACCCATCGAGATGGACACTGTTACTATTGATGGGAAAAGATATTATGTTACTCCAACGGGTAATCGATATCCTTCAATCACCACAGTGATCAGTAATAATTCAAAGAAGCAAGCAGGTCTTGCTAAATGGAGACAACGAGTTGGGAAAGATAAAGCACAAGCAACTTCTACCAGAGCTGCTGGTCGTGGAACACGATATCATAAACTCGTTGAAGACTACTTGAACAATGAACTGGACAAGAGTAAGTATCATGACATGCCACTTCCGTGGTTTATGTTCAATACATCACAAAAAGTCTTGGACCGTATAAATAATATATACCTCCAAGAAGCAGCGTTGTATTCTGACACTCTTGAAATAGCTGGCAGAGTAGACTGTATCGCTGAGTTCGATGGGGAACTGAGCATTATTGATTTCAAAACGTCTGCTAAACAGAAGAAAGAGCAATACCTATTCGATTACTATGTACAAGAATGTGGTTATGCTTGTATGCTTCAAGAGGTTTACGGTCTAACTGTCAAACAGTTGGTAACTATTGTAGCAACAGAAGAAGGAGAAGCACAAGTTAGTGTTGTGCCACCTAAAAAAGAATATTTAATTACGCTACAAGAATATATCCAAGAATACAAGAGTAAAAATGTCGAACAATTTGGAGGATAAATTTATGACAACTGCGAGATTTTCGCAGGACGTTGAGAAGGTAGCATTTGAAAACAAAATGAACTATATTGATGCTATCATTTTTTACTGTGAAAAAAATGAAATTGAGATTGAGTCAGTATCTAAGTTAATTAGTAAACCACTAAAAGAAAAACTTAAGTACGATGCTCAGAAACTAAATTATATGAAGAAGACTAGTAGAGCAAAATTAATGATCGTATGAGTAACTTTTTCAAGTCAGAAATGGTACGTGGAGATCTCCAAGAAATGATGGAGCTTCAAAGGTATTGTTTTCAAGCAGCACATGCTTTTCCTGTTCTTTCTACCGAAAAGAAGTTAGAATATTTTAATGTGCTTGAAGAATTATTGGAGAAACAAAAAATCTTTAACGCTAGGTTGAGATTGAGTGCCGATCCAGAAGCACAAGACATGGCAGAAAGTATGAAACAAGCTGCTGTTATGCTTGGAGCAGATCCAAATAAATCAGTCAATGATATTTTTGACGATTTATTAGGGAAAGTTAACATGATGAAAACCAGTCTTCAAAGTGGCACAGGGGATTGACGCCCGCCCCTGTGCCCTGTTATTATGTGTAGGTGGTTGAGGGGTCACACAACCACAATCCGAAACAATCCGAGGTAATCCGAATGTCATTTGCAGATCTTAAGCGCAAGTCCCAGAATAGTTTTGAGTTCCTTCAGAAGGAACTTGAGAAGTCCAGCACCGAGAAGAGTGGTGCCGACGATCGTCTCTGGAAGCCCGAACTTGACGCTTCTGGTAACGGTTATGCCGTTATCCGTTTCCTCCCTGCCCCCGAGGGAGAAACTGTACCCTGGGCAAAAGTCTACTCCCATGCTTTCCAAGGTCCTGGTGGTTGGTTCATCGAGAACTGCCTGACTACGAAAGGTGATAAGTGTCCTGTCTGCCTTCACAACAGCAGTCTGTGGAACAGTGGTATTGAGAGTGACAAAGAAGTTGCTCGTAAGCAGAAACGTAAACTGTCTTACTACAGCAACATCTATGTTGTGAAGGATCCTAAGAATCCTGAGAACGAAGGTAAGGTCTTCCTGTATCGTTATGGTAAGAAGATCTTTGATAAGGTTATGGCAGCAATGCAACCTGAGTTCCAAGATGAAACTCCTGTGAATCCTTTTGATCTTTGGGAAGGTGCTAACTTCAAACTGAAGATCAAAACTGTTGCTGGTTACTGGAACTACGATAGTTCTGAGTTCGATCGTATTGCTGCTCTGTCTGCCGACGATGATGAACTGGAAGCAATCTGGAAGAAAGGTTATTCTCTGGAAGCGTACACTGCTGAAGGAGAGTTCAAGTCCTACGATGAACTTGATACTCGTATGAATGCTGTCTTGAATACTGCTCCTCGTACTACCATTCGAGAGCAGGAAGAAGAAGAGTTCGAACCTGTTGCCGTTAGCACTCCTCCAGTTGCTTCTGCTTTCCGTGAAAGGATGGCAGCAACTCCGTCTTCGGACGATGATGATGCTCTCAGTTACTTCGCTCGCCTTGCTGAAGAAGACTGATCAATAAGAAGGGGGTCTTACGACCCCCTTTTTTATACTCCAGTTTTCTTGAGAATATTACTGACGTAATCGGAAGATTTTTTATAGAGAGATGCTTTTTTAAAGTCATCAACAAACTTAGATAAGTAAGATGGCTTTAAGATATAGATTTCTCTCTTCTTTTCATTTTCATTTGCTTCATAAGCAAAGTCAGTGATTGGATCAGCAAGTTCAGAACCAGAAACTTCGACAACACTACCAGCAGAATCAAGATATTTATATCCAGACCTTACTTTCCGTAACCAAGCACCTGCTTCGTTGATCCATACTACTCCGTCAATAATATAATAGTTCGGTGTAATCTCGGTGTAATCGAATCCAAGTTCTCTGGGGATGCTAATTGTTCCTATAAATGATATAGTTTGGATGCCATACCAGTCAAATGTTGGACCAGTATTAGATGGTTGGAAGAATTTAATTTCGGTTGATGTTGTTCTAGCTTCTTGAGGAAGGTCTACTGAAAATATGAAAGGTTCTGTATCATATCTACCACTTTGTATACCATTAATATCTTCAAAAAGATTAATAACTACACTAAGATCAGTTAAGTATACTTTCTCATCATTTGCTGCTTGATTTTCACTATTGTATGTCCAACCGTTACCAATGTCTTCATTCTTAACGTAATATCCAAAACCTAAATCAAGATCAAATCCTTTGTCAACTACTTCTATTTTTTCTATACCACCAGCAGCATCTACATAGACATTAACTAATACTGGAGTGGTAACTTCATTTTTATATACTCTTACGTTTTCATATACACCTGGAACTCTACCTGGGCCACCAAAAGATCCTGGACCAATAGCTTGTTCAGTTGTAGTTACTGATTGAGCCATTCTTACTGGGATAATATCCCCGATTACAGTCCAATCATCTTCCACATCATTTCTATATGCTACGGATAACTTTTCACCAAATTCTCCTGCTACATCAGGCCATTCAGCACCATTTTCATTAGTACCATACTTAGCGTAAATAGAAATCTTTTGATAGTTAGTAGTATCTAATGGATTTAATACAGCTTGTCTTGGTTCTGCTGAAGTGGCACCTATTCTAAGATAACCATTGGATCTAACCTTGTTATACATTTGAGGATAGAATGTAAATCCTCCACTAACTCCAGTGCCACTTCCATATGTTACTATGCTGGCACCTACAGATAAAGAATTATTTAAAACTCCATTTAATCCTAGATCAGTTAAACTAAAAATGTAGTCTGTTTTAAGTGGATAAACATCTTCTCCTGGATCTAAGTCTGGGAACTGACTCACAACAAATTCTTCTTTGTTATTATAAAAAGTTTCATCTACCCATGTTCTTTCTGGTATTAAGACTTTACCAAACTTATTGATTTGCTCTTCATTACTAATGATTTCATAATGATGAATATCATAGTAAGGATTTGGATATGTAGATTCAACATGCTTCCTCAATTCAGATTCAGATAGAGGAAGAGCAAAGGATGGATTGATAATATTATTTGTAAGAACTATGACCCAATCATAAAATGGATTGCCATAAACTTTCTCTGCAATTTGATCTAGTCGTTGACCATCTTCGACAGCATACTTATTGTAATAAGAACTGTATGAGAAAGCACTGTCTGATATTTTATATCGTCTGAAAAAATTTTTCGCTACAACAAAGTCTGCTTCCGAAAACGGATAACTTATTGGTTTAGCATCATATTTTATAGAAGGTAAAATATCGAAATACATTAGTAGGTAACTCCAGTTAAAAAGACATCCTGAGCATAAACAAGTTTGGATTCTTGGAACGATAAAGTTAATTCAGTTGCCACTGGCGATCCATAATCATCAGACTTATCTGCTATGTATGTGGCATAAGTTCCATCTGGCGTATAATTAATCTTGACATTAGTAATGGCACATACTTTATATTGTGGTAAGTATGGATGTAGGTTTGCTCCCTTCATGAATTGTACATGACATAAACCAGGAACACCTATGTAGTTAGCATTCTCATCGGAAGCGCCACCAGCAGCACCAGAACCAGCAGCATCTGGTGATGAAAATAACTTAGCAATGTTTCCAGTAACATCAGTAATGCCACCTGGAGCCTGACCTAATGTTGGGAGAGAAACTTTTTTGAAAGCTCCTACGATTTCTCTAATATCTTTTGCTTCGGTTAAGTTCCTTGGAACCATTTTAAAACTTAAATCAAATTGTCTTAAACCAAACCCTTCGAACAAGAGTTCTACATTGGGGTTTAAAACTACACCAGTGGTTGTTTGAAGAACATCATTAATTCCAACGCTGCCCCCGATGCCCCCAGGCAGTCCACTAATAGCATCGGCAATGGTTCCCGCCGCTAAGCTTGGTACTCTACCAGCAGCGCCCGTGAGGGCACTGGTGACGCTAGAAATAAAACCACCAGCACTTGCTTGGTTCCCAGTGACCTGACCACCAGTTCTTAAAGCATCAGCAGCAATATTTGTAAACCCTTTCCCACCCCAGTTAGCGGAGTATGCTGCCTGAATATCTTCTGGCATATACATTAAGATAGTTTTGTTACCGCCATCAAATTGGTATTTTGTATATTCGGT